TCATTGGTGATCCAGACCAAATCCGGCTTGATTGCTGCCGCAAGTTCAGCAATGCGATGGGCGCCGAAAGGATCAGGGCCACCAACACTTGCCGGATACATCAGACAATGCTGTTGCATAGGCGATGGATCGCCATGCCAATTCACGGCAAGGGCATGGATTTCATGCTTTTCCTTGAGCCGAGGAATAAGCTCTTCTGCTACTCGCCCAAAGCCAGTTTGAGCGCCAACGTCTCCGCAATACAGAATCCGTGCCACAAAAAACGAATAACTGCCATCATGATAGTGACAATTAAGGCATTTGCGAGCGGTAGTAACGAATGGTGCAGCGGCATCTTGCCCTGCAGGCGCACCGTTGTCCAGGCATGGGTAATGCCCCGAGGGCCACGATTCCCGCTGCTGCATAACGTAGGCAATCATCACAATGCTGAGCCTGTGGGTCCAAGATGCGTCTCATAAGAGAATAACCTTGTTTCTCTTGGCGAATGGTCGTGCCAGTCCAGTAGGATCCCCTGACGCTATCGCCATAGAGGCCAATGCGAGCCAAGGCCATGGGCACTGACACGCGCTGCTCCAGTAAGTCCTTGGCAAAGCCTTCCAGATAGCGATACTCCTCTCGCAGCCGCCATCCCACTCGCCCCCACGCTGCAGCATCCATCCCTTGTCGCCCTCCATTGCCCACCAAAGCCGCTTGGATGTGCGCTCGCTTTAGCTCTGCCCGTACTTGCACTTGCCATTGCTCTAGCGTGAGACGACCTTCTGCTAATCCTGCCGTTAGGTCGCGCAAGTCGCTTTTGGTGCGATTGATTCGCCCATCAACAATGGCCTCAACAGTGGCCCCACTCAGGAAGCGACCATTCGCAGCGCGATACCGTCCAGTGCGCGGATCATAGGACCAATCTTCATCCAGCCTTGCACTAAGGACTATGGCCTCAGAAAGTAATGACGCGGGAGATAGCTCTTGCATCATTGCTGCTGCGGATCAAGGTCAGTGGCCTCCAAAAGTGTTTTGTAACGCTCTGGGGCCTCTTGTTTCCATTCCTCTAATGCCGCTTTAATGTCAGCCTCTTCAATGATTGCCGCTTCATCAATTCCGCCAATGATGGTGCCTTCCACTTTCAATGGGTCAATAGCATCAACTTTGCTGCTAACCATTTTTGCTGGTCCCTTACGATCAGGGTTTGGATCTGCATTACGCTTGCGGGCAACAATCGTTTGCCGTTCTTCTTTGCTCATTCCTTGCGCTTTGGCCTCAGGCAGGCATTTGGGCTTTCCCTCACCTTCGCTACGCCCTCCGCAAGGCCCCATGATTTCACCATTGCTGCCAATCCTCACCCACTTTTCCTTAAACCATTGGTCAAGATCATCAGCATGGATTTCGCCCTCATCGCCCTTAAATGCTCCAGACAATGATCCGTGCTTTTTCTTGTAGAGAGCCTTGTATTGCTGCACAACATAGCCACTGGCGTAAGCCGATGGCCATACGTTGAACTTGCTCTTAGCTTCGGCTACAGCCTGATTGTGCAGGCTTTCATCAGTGAACTTCACGTCACCACGACGCTCCTCCAGGTCTCGTGGCAGAAACAATCCAGCCTCACTGTCTTGCACCTCCCGACTACCATCCATGGGCAAGGTGCCATTCTGTTCGTTCAACGGATCACGACCGCCAGGCGGCACCGGCTTGCCTTGAGTTTGTGGCGGCAATTCACGAGGAAGCGATGGATCGAGCGTGAGTTCCATTGTCCATTCGCTGCCGCCATAACGAGCATCAGCCACTTCCTTAGGATGCAGCACGCCAAGTTGAATGTAACGACCATCAACGGCTGCCACCCTTGCCCTCACGTCAGCCTTTTCCCTTTCATTTAGCTCAAACAGATCATTGAACTTAATGCGCCAAGAATCAGGGATTTGCCCATTGGTGGGACCTTGCTTGCTCAGCAAGATGTATTCCATGAGCTTTTTCAATGGACGGCGGAAGTGGCTACTTTGATAGTCTCCCAAGAGTTTGGCGAAGTCTCGCTCTTCACTGCGGCCAGTGGCACCAATCCCGCTAGGGCTTTCACCAAACAGAATTGTATGTGGAATCTGAGAAGCTCCAATAATGTCAATGCGTAGTTTCTCTAGCACATCACCAATGCCATTGAACTGCCGGCTGATAAACTCAAGCTCCTCTTTCTCGGCATCAATAGCAAAGCCACGATAGACACTCTTGCTCATGTCGTTCAAGACAAGCCTATTCTTCACGTCTGTTTCCTTTCCATTGGCCAGCATTTGCGAAAGGTTGCGAATCTTATGAACAAAAATATCAAACTCACTCAGCAGCATTGCCGATGAATGAATGCCGGTCCAATAGTGGCGGAAGCTATCGTAAATTGGCTGAATACTACTCATTCCCCATCCATAGTTCCTTTGCCTAATGCGATAGGGGAGCCACATGCCATCAAAGCGCAAAATCCTATCCTTATGAATCCTTTGCAAGTTGGGCTGTTGGATTAGATCGCCAGCAATGATCTGGTAATACGTGGCCTTGGCATAGTCGTACAGGCTTTCCTCCCCAATCATGGGAGCAATTTGATAGCGGTCTAGCACTTCCATGCCTTCCACTTCTACGATGGCATTTTTATCTACCGGCTCACTGGCATCACGGCCATCATTGATGTAGAGCAAGATTGCTGAGCCACCATACAAGCGTTCATTCTTACTGGCCAAGTTGAATTGCTCAAGAATCATCAAATCTTCAATCACTTGCTCCATGCCAACCACTTCCTCTGCCTTCACTCCATCACCACCAAACAAAATACGGAACCCTTTGCGAGTGGCTTGATCTGCAACAATGTCCACCACTCGTCGTGGTATCCATTCTCCATAAAGCCCCTCAAGCTCCTCTTGCGTGAGGAAAATGATTGGCTGAGTGATGGTGGCTTGAGACTTGTCGCGCCCCTGGACGCCCATACCAGTGAACACGTTGGCCAAACCATCAGCCCTGTAGCCATCGGCATCGTGGTGGCCAATGGACACAATGGGGCCACCATTACCATTGTTTAGTGTGGTCATATTGTTGGCTTGTTTCTTATCACTCTAATCCCCGTTAAGATAATGGCGATCGTGCTGTTTTCATGGCCTTGCAAGTGGTCCTGACAAATGAGGAGCGTGCTACAGCCGTAGCTGAAGCTCATCGTCGGCAATGGGCGAACGAGGAAAAGGGGCTATGGGGGAGGAATGGTGGGGCTAGAACTGGCATCAAAGCCCTAGAAATGCACCTAATTGGAGCCATGGGCGAAATGGCAGTGGCCAAGTACCTTGGACTTAAGCACATGCTCTATCAAGAAAAAGAAGCCAAGCGCGATTCCATTGACCTTCCTCCAGATATTGACGTGAAGACGCGCAAAGGTCATGATCGTGACCTAATCGTGCAACTGTCTGACAATCCAAACAAACGCTATATTTTAGTGACTTGCGTGGATTTCTCGTCGTTGCTCATTCATGGATGGATTTGTGGCGCAAAAGCCATGCAGCCACAATACATTCTTGATCCTGCGCGGGGACGAAAGGCATACTTTGTGCCACAATCCATGCTTTCGCCAATGACCACTTTTGACAATGCTAAAGTGCTCGCAGTTTGCTGAATACGCACTAGGACTAAAGCTATGGGATAGGCAGAAGGAGATTGTAGACGAATACTTTGATGGCACCAAAACGCATGGCGTTTGGGCGCTTGGCCGTCGTTGTGTTACTGGAGACACTCTTATTGCTACAGATCAAGGAAGCGTAGAAATTAAAGAATTGGCAGAACGTGGTGAGGCGCTAACGCTAGAAGACGGAAGCAAATGGCAAACGTGTTCTGCGCGAGTAGCTCAACTGGATGGCAGCTATGCTTCTGCAGAACTTGTGTATGTTGGGGAAATAGAGCCAACCCGAAAAATTACACTAGCCAATGGCTTGTCTATTGCCGGCACTCTAGAGCATCCCATTATGGTCATGGGAAGCGATGGAGCGGAATGGAAGGAACTGCAGCATATTAAGACCGGTGATTTGGTTTTTGTTGCTTCTGGGGAAAGAGGCAATGGGCAAGAGCTGGTGCCGGTAATTGGCAATAACGAGAATGGACTGCATCGAGTGTTTGATCTACATGTTCCTACCACAAATGCTTTTATTGGTAATGGTATCTGTAATCACAATAGTGGCAAAACTCTGCTTGCTGCAGTAGCGGCTCTTTATGTTTGCTTTGTCCTAGAGGAACGTTATAGGCGCAAAGTAAGAAAGAAAGAAAAGTGGTACATTGTCACTATTGC